ATTGTTGGTGTGCCACTAATCAAACTATATGGCACTTTATTTTCGGTTGTAATGAGCGGTTGCTTGGTATCTAATGCCTCTCTTGCCGCCGCATCTTTAATATCGTAAGTATTATTATCAATGGTTTTTATTTTTGAAACATCTGCCATTGCTTATACTCCTTTCTAGGCAACAGTGATTGTATCAGTATCGCCAGTAAATGTTGGTTGAGATGATGTTGCGCTTTGAATACCAGTTGCAACAGTTGTATTTGCACTCTTGGTTGGTAATGTTCCTTGTGTGAATGTATCGCTTCCTTGTGTATAGGTTGGTTTAACGAAACTATCACTTGCGTGTGTAGGTAATGTACCAGCAGAGAATGTGAATGATAATACTTCGGCATTTACTTGTGCAGTCCATGTTGGTAATGTACCTTGTGAGAAAGCTCCTTGTGTAAATGAACCTTGTGTAAATACATCATCTCCTTGCTCGAATGTTGGTAATGTTCCTACATCTGTAATTGAATTTACCGTTGTTGTTGTTGGTGTAACAGTAATTGTTGGTGTTGAGATACTTCCGCTTGGTGTATATTGAGCGCTAGCATCATCTTTAAATGCTAAATCGCCTAAATCTTCGGTTTTTGCATATGGTGTTAAATCTACTTTAGTTGATTCCAGTTTATTTAAACAAATGCCATTTGTACCAGTTAATGCACTTACCCAATAGTCCGCAACATCTACTTGCTTGATTAAAATATTATCGCCAATTCTTAAATCTGCTAATGTAACACCAGTAATAGCAGTAACATTTGTATATTGGTCGTTGGTAGCATCGTATGTACCAGCAATATCACTTTTAGCGTTGATAACATATGTTGCTGTTTTGCCTTCTGCAACTGCTCTTACATCTTCAATATTTGTATATACTGCTTTTGCGCTTGGGTATTGAGCATCAGTTGATGAAGCGCTAATTGCAGTTACTTTATTTGATGAATCTTCTTTTCCGTTTAATGCTGCTTGTAGTCCGCTTGTTTTTGCGATTGTCAAAGCGTTATCTGCAATGTTTGCTTTTAAACCATCATTTTCTTTTGATAATGTTACATTGCCTTGTGTTGCAGTAATTTTTGATGAAACTGTTACATTTTTTGTGCCACTAACACCAATTACATTGTCGCCACTCGCTACACTAATAACGCCAGTATCTTCTAAATCATCTGCAATCCAGTTTGTTCCATTATATTTAAGATATTGCCCATTTGTTTTACTTGCTGGATTAGTAATCTTACCCGCAAGTCCCTCTTGTGCTTCACTGTCCTTAACATAATAGACCGTTTCATCATTTGGTAGTACGATTGTACTAATATACTCTTTTGACATTTTAATCCTCTCTTTCTAAGATAAACTTTCTTTATAAAACACTAATGTTCCACTAGCGTTCCTAACTACTTTTACTTTCTCGTTATAACTAGCAACTCTTTCGGCAGTTATGCCACTATTTATTGCTGCTAATTGCGCTTCGGTTAAAGCATTTTGTTTACTATTTAATGCGTTTGTTAAGTCTGTTTGGCTTGAAATACTGCCACTTATATCGCCCCAATAAACACCGTTATTTTGGTCTATATCATAACTAGAAATATCTTGTGGAATCTCTAACTCTGGAGCAGTATCAGTTGGGATTATCAATTCATATTCATCGTTCATCCAATTACCTCACTTGACAATGTATCTTCAATTTGGATGTGATTGATAATTGTTGCGTTTACATTTCCGTTTACAAACAAACGCACTTGAAATTCAATATCGCCAGCTCTAAATTTGAATGTTTCTTCTTGGGATAATCTGCATGAGAAATGGTCTGTATCCCATGTTACTTCTCCTTTTGATTTTAATTTTTTAAGATTCACATATTTGCCTTGTTGATTAAATTGCACCTCCACCTCGCTATATGTGCTTCCATCTACATATTGACCGTTATGCTTAATCTTAAATGTTAAGTTTTTGGTATCGCCTCTAAACATAAGCACTCCTTTCTAACCTATCGTTACGCTACCATCGCCCATAACAATATATGGTACATTTTCAGCGTATGATGAATCACTTATATTTGTGAATTTAGCAAGAGATCCAGTTATTGTGCCAGTTGATGCACCACTAAAATACGCTAATATTACATTATTAATTGTTGTATCATTATCAAATGTTTTTATATGCCATGCTAATTTATCGTTATTATACGCACCATGCCCCAAATAAGTAATTGTTGCTTGCGAAGATGCGTATGCTGTTATGGTATAACCTACATCGATTCTTTCTAATGGTATCTTCCCATTCGCACCCATTAATGTATAATCCCATACTTGCAGTGTGCCAGAATAAGAGTTTGTTCCAGTTCCTATTTGTATTGCACCACTTACTGCATTTGCTGTTGCCCCATTGTTCATATTAATAGCCAAAGCATTTGCATTTGTTGATGTATCTAGTACATTACCTAGGCTTGCGTTTGTTATTCCTAACGAGCCTTCCCCAGTTGTCATATCAATTTCAATGTAATAACCATAGCCATAATCAATTGGTGTATTATGTGATGGGATATTAGTTAGATAACAACATGAATATGATACTTGTTCGCTATCAACATCTCTTGTTTTAACAGCAAAAATGTTCGCATCAAGACTGCTTATTGTAAAATTAACGATTGGGCTTGTACCTATTGCGGTTAGTTGTTCGCTAGTGAATTGCAACCAATAAAAATGATTAAAAATAACTTCTAGCATTTGTGAGCTTGCAATAGTGATTGTTGGAATTGTTAATCCACCACCTTGAGCATCTGCCCATTCTAATGCCCCAGTTAAAGCATTTGTATGCAAATATTTGTTGTTCGTAATACTAGGTATATCTAGTAAATTAGCAAACTTTGTATATGGGTAAACATTTGTGCTAGCATCCCCTTGTGGATGTAAAGTTTTATTTACATTTGCCATTTTGCCTCCTTAACTATGTCTAAAATAGTTATTGTATTCATCTAATGCTTTCTTCATATTGCCAGTATTATTATTTGTTGACATATGGTCTAGCATTTGATAAGTTATATCGCCTATTTTTGCTACATCTTTCCTTAATGGAGCAATTTTACTGTCTAGGGTTTCCTCAAACGCTTTTTTTATTGCCTTATAAAAACCCCATAGTGCAGTTATTGTCCCAACTATATAAAGTAATTTTTCTATATCTAATTTCATTGCTTCCATCTTCCTTTCACAATGGTATCAACATGAATACCATCTACATTTGCCATACTTGGCACTGATTTATGACAATATGTTATTTGTGTGCTATTTACGCTTTGCAAACTAATTATTATGTTGTTGCTTAAAGCGCTACAATAACTTGCCATTTGCACACATGGTGTACTTATGAAGATGTTCGGCAACGATAATGTATATACGCTGCTTTTATAAAATGTTCCGTTTGTACTGCCATTAATCGCAACACTTGTATCATCATGTTTTTCGTATGCTTCTGCTAAACCACTATTCCACTTTTGCCAATACCAGTTTCCACTTGTACCATGTGCTATAACATAGTCCATTTCACTTGCACCATGATACCAAGTTAAAGTATCGTTATATGTTAGTCTTTCTGGTGTAGCCATAGCACCAACTCCAACTCCAATATCGCCATTATCGTTAATAGCAAAGTCCATATGTGGAATTGATACTGATACATTTGCAGTTAATACATATGAGCTAAAATCATCAGTAAGCGTGAATGTTAATGTGTGTCCACTAGAAGCAGTAAGGCCGCTTGGTTGATAACCTAATGCCCATAAATCTACATTGTTTCCAGAATATGCACTAATAGATACACTTGTTGCGCTTCCACCATCGACAGAAACACTTAATGCTTTAGTATTCAAATTGTTTAATGCGCTAATTGAATAACTAATAGAGCATCTAGCGTAAGTTCCATCAGTTTGCCTATTTCCGCTTGAATCACATCTATAAACGCTTATATTAGAGATTATTGGCAAAGCATACGCATCGCATGAAATTGATGTTATATAAGCATCACTACTTTTGCTTCTTGAATCCGTTACAACAGTTGAAAATGAATAACTTGTTGCTGTTAATACTTGTGTTGTAAATGTTGCCGATGAATACCGATTTATGCCAGTATTTGTTTCGTATGATTGAATTGTCGATCCATTATTTCCTTGTGCCGTAACAGTACATTGTAATTGCGAAATGTTTTGTATTAGTTGTGTATATTTACTTGGTTTTGTTGATATATCACTATATGTAAAATTAGTAACACTTGGTTTATAAGTGTTTGGTATATCAAAGTTCTTTGTTGTTGTGCTTCCAGTTCCAATGCTATTTACGCCATAGAATGAAATAGGAATAAATGATTGTGTTGTATATGAAGCAATTAATGATGTTGGGCAAGTGTACGATACACTACCACTACCACTTGATATTGTCCCTATGCTTCTTTCCGTTCCATTTTCAACTGCATATACAGTTATTCCATTTACTACCGATGTTGCGCTAACGTTCATTGCCGTTCCAACATTTACTGCACTACTTGGTACACTAATAACTGGTGTTCTTGTGTACGCGCTAAACCATACTTTAGTATTCCCAAACGATACTTGTTTGCTTATTAATTGCGAGCCTACCTCTAATTGAACAGTAAATGTGCCAATTCTCAATTCTACTGCTCTTAAACCATCGTTAGTATGTGTAATATCACAATATTGGTCTAAAAGAGTTGTTGTAGTTGTGCCAATAGTTTTATTTCCAACTGCCCAGTTTGGCGCTTCATTTGGGTATTGATAGTTATACACTTTAGCATTAAACGAATTAGTTGTAACAGTTGCGCTTGTATCAATACTAGCAGTGATAACTAAATGCGCTTGTGATTTATTAGTTGTCGCATTATATGTACTTGTGCCATATATTTGATATAAAGTTGTTACAAATGTTGCACGAACAACTGTACTGTTAAGCGCTAATGTTTGCGAAATTGTGTTTGTATAAACTTGTCTAGTTGTCATACGCTACCCCCTTTAAAGAATAGACTTAAATGCATTACACCATTTTCTGCACTTTCTTTAAATTCATAATGCACTGTGCCTAGACTTTCTATAACATTGATATTTTGAGTGAATAATGTTTGTCCAGTAATGTAAGTTACATCATCTAGGAATGTTATTCTATCGTTAGCAATTAATAATTGACTTCCCTCGCCAATAATGTGCAAACCATCGCCATCAAAAGAAAAATGGTTGTCGATAAAATTAGTATTGCTACCAACTTGTACAACTAAACCATTATACCCTTCAATTCTATCCGTTCTTATCGTTCCAGCAGTAATCATATCGGCATTTATTTGCCCATTTTGTGTCATTGCAACAATATATGGTCCGCTAATTCCATTTGAGCTATAACCTAACCCATTTAAGTTCCATCGCCAAACCTTTGTTGCTGTTGTAGTATCATTTGTGTCCATTATGTATAGTTCATTTTCAGTTTTATATACATAACCGCCTAGCGCTCGTGTTAATTGCTCCGTTGCACTTGCACTTGCTTCTTCTACTAATGACTTTGCACTTTCTCTATTACTATTAGATTGTGTTGTTGCTTTTGTTGAATTTGCCTTGATAATTCCGCCTAGTGAAGCAACTTTGCTTCCAGTTGTGAATGATTCAATTCTATTAGTCAAGGCATTATATTTAGTTTCAATGACTTTTGTTGTAAAGTAATAGTCTTGCCATTCAACAGTTAATGTATCGCCCAACGCAACTTTTTCTAAATCTTGGTATTGTTGTGCATATTGATTAGACTTGCTTAACTCCAACCAATCAACTGATACATTTATCTCTGGTTTATCTAGTCCATTTGCAAACAAACTAGCAACTCTATTTCTCATTTCAGTGTATGTTGCTTCTAGCGTTTGAAACGAGCCTTCAATATTCCCATCGGGGTCATAAATAACATCATCCATTTCCACCATAGCAATTTTTGGTGTTGGGTAATTACTGATATATTGTGAATCAACATAAACCTCTGGTAAAAGCACTCCATCATACGCTTTTGGGAGCACCCTAGTAACCATATTCGTTATATCTAACGTGTATTTTATTTCCGTGATATTTTTACCATACATCAACTTTACGCCTCTATTTGAGCCTCTATTTGCGTTCAGTTTGATTGTAAAGTTATCTCTTTCTATCTCGCCACCAAACTTGCTAATCATCGAGTTTTCATCATCACTCAAAATAGCTTCAACGGGTGTTTTTCTAATATATCTTGCCGATTTTGCCCCACTAATATTACTTGTAAAAGTGAATGGTGTCGCATAGTTAGTTCTTGCTAAAATCCATTGCCCAAAGTTTTGACATGTTTGTTCAGTTGGCGCAACATTTAGTAACATATTCTTCGCCAAATCGTAAAAAATATGGTATGCAGTTATACTTATCTCTTTAATATTGCGCTCTATCGTTGCAATTCTAAATAATTGATAGTTATTTGTATCTACATTGCACTTTAGTATGTTTTCTTCAACTAAATACTCTACCAAAGGCATATCGCTTGGACATTTTAGTGAAAGATAATATGTTCCATTAAGTGTTTCATGTACATACGCTTCAATTACTGATGACAATACACCATAACCATTAGTATTAAAATTTGAGGTGTTTTTATCAAATATTCTTATCATAAATATGCCTCTTTATATGTAATTGACATACTTGTAATACCATTGCCCATTGAAACAGTCATTATTTCGTTATTATCTGCAACTATTACATTATTGTCATCATCGGTTATCGCAACAACTGATGTAGTAACGTTTAATGTATTGCTACCAGCCTTTAACTCTGGAAAACCATATCTCATCATATTTGAGCAATTATCGCCATCATGGTCTTTGATTGTCATTGCTTCACAATCTAGTGTGTATGTTTCGCCCGATACCATTCCATATAAGACAAAATACTTACCATTAAAATATATTTGATTATCGCCAACTCCTTGTATTGTTATAACTGGTTTTGTTGGAGCAGTTCCACCAACAGTAAAAGTTTGTGGGAAAGTTGTATAAGTTAATGTTGTACTTTGTGTATTATGTGCTAATGGTTGGCAAGCAAACTGCACACTAAACGATTTAAAGTTCGTACGACCCATTTTAGCAAAGTCTAACGTGCCATAAACATATGCGTTGTAGTATTTGCCACTTTCGATTTCTAGCGCTCCATAGCCATCTAAAAACGCTCTAGCCTCACTATATGTTTTTGTTGTTCTGTTTGGATCGAAATGACAATTTACTTGAATAATAAAAGACTGATAAGTTTCTTCATCAAATGAAATATAGCCATTTCTTCCAGTTGTTGTGTATGTTGTAAAGTTATGTTCGCCTCTTGGAATTATAGGAAAAGAATCAACTACAATGCCATATGTTATAAAATCTGTATTATTCCACTTCATTGTGTCCTCCTATTCGTATAATTGAGCGAGTTGTATTTGTTTTGCAGTTTTCTTTGAGATAGCATCAACATCTATTTCATTGCTTACATTATTATTGTTAATAATTGTTGTGCCACTACTATTGCCAGTGTAACTAGACCATGCTCCATTATTATTACTTTGTATTTCCCCAGCTGTAACACTATATTTAGTGCTCTTAATATCACTAACTATTTCTTTAACACTATTTTCAGTATCTGTGAAGAATAGTTTATAAATGCCGCCCCATTTTGCTTTTAAGTATGTTTTATACCCTTGTACAATAATTTCGGCTATTTTACTTGCAATGTTTGCTAGATTATTTCTTATATCGCTATCGTTTAATAATTCAATAACTAAATTACTAATATTCATCATTAATGACTTTATTTGTGGTTGCAATACTTGAATAAACGCTGATACACTATCTAACAATACTTTAATTGTTTCTTGCAGCGATTTTTTTATTTCGCTATCGTTTAATGCCTCAATTACTGCAACTGCAATATCTTTTATTGTATTAATAATGTTTGGCAATTCTTCCTTTATAACTGACAAGCAATTTTGCACCCAATTTTTAATAATTTCAGTTACTTTTGCCATATCGCCATTTTCTAGCGCAGTAATAATTTGTGCTAATGCTAAATTGGTTTCAGTAATAATATTGCCAAGCATATTTTTTGTATCATTAGCAATTACACCAGTTAGAGTTTGCCAACTTGCTTTTAACTTATTAATTTTTCCATTATATGTTGAAGCAAGCACTGACATACCATTAAAATACTTGCCACCTTCTTGGCTTGCTTTTAAAAGTGCATCAGTTAATTGTGCATATGTTACTGGTGTTTTTTCTGCATTTTCATATACTATGCCTTCGTATTCTTTTAATAATCCGTATATATCAATACCAGCGTATGCAAATTGTCTTAAATCGATTGCACTTGCTTTTCCAGCGTTTGCAACTTGTTGTAAGTTTTGCGCCATTCTAGTTAGTGTAGAATCATCGCCACCAGTTTTTGCTATTGCGTTTCCTAATGCTAATATAGTTTGTCTAACGCTATCAATATCTTTACCAGTCGATAATAACATTGTGCTTGATTCAACAAGTGCATCGACACTAAATGGTGATTCTAACGCATCTTTTTTTAATGTTGCAAATACCTCATCGGCTTTCTCTGCAACTGTTTGAAAACTTGAAAGTCTAGTAATATATGTTTCTATTGAAGCATCATAATCAACACCTTGCCCTAATACATCGATAAATTCAGTTGCTATTGTTTTCCCAATTTCGCCTAATACTTGGGCTGTTTCTTTTAGTTCACTAATAAATTTTTTAACTATTGTACTTGCAATAGCAAATGCTGGACTAATGCCTTCTATCGTTATACCAAGTTGTCCAGTTGACAATGCTGTTAAGTCTATTTTGTTAGCTAGTCCACTCATCGAATCACCAAATATAGAAACATTATTCTTCGCAATTTCGGCATCTATATCTAATTGTTCGGTTGTATTTGATAAGTTTTGCATACTCTTACCAAGTGTATCAATTTCAACTTTTGTTTTGTTAATATCTGATACTAAATTCTTGTAAGATTGTTTTTGCTTGTCAATTCCTTTTGTATCGGCATTATTTTGTGCTTCATTCATCATTTCTAGTTGCTTTTTAGTTGCTTCTAGTATTTGATTTAATGATGCGTATTTTTGCTTTAATAATTCTACATTTTTTGGATCGAGTTTAAGTGCTTCATCTAATGATTTTATAGTTTGTTTTGCATTATATATATCGCTATTTACGGTTTTGAGCGCTTTTGATAAACCTTCGGCATTGCCATTAATATTTATCGTTATACCTTTATCGTATCTACTTGGCATATACCCTCCTATATTTTAAGCGTTACGCTTTATTTACAAATTAAAAGGCGGAATTTCACCGCCTAACCTCTTAAATTGATGATTGTGCTTCGTAAACAGCAGTAAAGAATGAATTGTATGCAACAGTATTTGTTGCTGATTTTTCCATTGATACTTTAACTGCTTTATCGCTCACTCTTGGCATTGCTTTAATTGATAATTTGCAAGTATTTGGTGTAATTGAAGCTTCCTTTGTTGAAGCATCTTGGTTTGGTCTTGCTACTGTGCAATTATATAACCACATTCTTCTTGGTTGTTCATCGCCTTGTACTTCGAAGCCTAATGCAAATGATGCTGGTAATACATCTGCGTTTTCTACTAATGCGCCATTAGAATCTTCTACATCGCCTAAAATATCTTTTCTAAATGCTTTTTCTAATAGTGCAATTTCCATATCGCCAGAATAGCCGTTATTTGCAGTTGCAGTGAAATAAACAATATCATCAGCATAGAATTTAGTTTCATCGCCTTCTGCACTCAATGAGATTGATACTGCGCCTTGCATGGCTACTGGTGTTGCATATGTTACTGTGCTACCATTTACAGTTTCTTTTGCATAATAAACGTTACGAAGACCATATTTAATTTTATTAGACATATATGTCCTCCTTAAATCGTGTATGAGATTTGGTATATTCTTTCTTTTCCTATGTAGTCCTCATACTTTGTATATACTATATAGTTGTTATCGAATAGGGTTTCTATTGTTGTTTCCGTTGCAATATCTTTCTTGTTTGTTACTAATATTACATTGTACTTGTTTTCTTTAAAGTAAACTTTATCATCCGCATTTAATGTTGCTAAACCAGTTGAAAAGTAAACAATAAATGGTGGCTCAATTTTCCCATCAAAGTGGTCGTAAACCACTGGTAAGTTTGTGGTTAATAATAAATCATATAGTTCTTTGCAAGTCATATTAAAGCCCCTTTATCATCTTTTGAATTTCAATATCGGCTTGTTCTGCACAATAATCCATTACTGGCGCTACATGAGGAAATGCGTGTGTTACTGCAACTGGCTCGCCATTAGATATAACAATATGCCCATTCTCAAGCAAGTGTACTAATGTGTATTTTTTATTATACACAATTCCGCTTGTTGTGTCGTTTGGGTATCTTCCTTTGATTATCTTTGTAGTCCAACTGCTAAAATAATCGTTCCATTCTAATGGTTTTGAATAATTTGCTAGTTTTAAACCATGTGTTTCCTTTGGCATAGTACCATTTGGCCTGCTACCTTTTTCGCTTAACCAATTTCGCATTTTCTTTGCGCCACTTTTAGCCACTTTTTCTATTGTTTCGTTTGTGCCTTCAAGTACAACATTGTACATTTTTTTAAGTTCTTTCGTTAAATCATCAAAATCATTATTTGATTTCATAATGTCCCCGATTTCTCACTTAATACAAGTACAATATCTTCACGTTTTTTATATTTTTGTGTTGTACGAATAACCGAATATACCTTATTGTTTAATTTAACAAGAGTTTCACCATTATAGTTACTTTCTCTTATTTGAAGCTCTACGGAAGGTGTTAAACCAACCGCAGTCGCCTCATAAAATTCTTTTGTTCCAACAGAGTTAGATTTAGCAAATATCTTCTTTTCCGTTTGCGTTTCTACGATATTGCCTATTTCATCTTTACTCGTTGTAACAGAGATAAGATAAGCGACATCTTTATAGTCCATAACTTACCTCCTAGTGATTGTAACTGCTGTAATGCCTTAATGAATCTTTTTGTAATGCGTAGGTATTCATGTACATTTCACCATATGTTGTATCAAGATTACCCATTACGTAAGAGCATACAGCCGAATAAATTAATGGGTCAGTAACAACTGGGTTATTTACTCCAACTTGTATTAAGTCAGCAAGTGCCGAATCTATATACATATTGATAATGTTGTCAAACTCATTATTGTTAATGCCTAGCATTTTTTTTAAGTCATTAAGCATTTATAACACCTTCTAACTAAATTGAAGCTGATGGTGTCCAAACGCCTTTTGCAAATGATGATGGAATTGGTTTGCCATCGTAAATAGCATATGCACCATAGATAACTCTACGAGGTTTGATTTGTACCTCTTTATTTAATTCAACACCTTTAACAGTATTCAATACATAGTTTCTTGGGTTACCAACGCAAATATCATTGCCGCTTAAATATGGATCTACAACTAAATCAAATAATGATACAACTGGTTTTCCACCTAAATATTGATATTTATTTGAATTGTCTTTCATTTGTGCGATTGCGATATTTACATCAGTTGAAATATAACATTTAGCACCAATTCTAGCATCTTCACTTAATGATTTATAAGTATTGATACAAGTTTCGATTGGGTCAGTTCCGCTTGTTACAGCAACTAAACCATTTAATGCACCAGTTGGCTTGCTTGAGCCATTACCATATAAAACTGCATTTGCTAATGCTTTACCCATCTTTTGTCCTAATTCTTCAATAATGAATTGGATGAATGATTCTGGTGTCATTGCTTCTAGTTTCCAAGTAACTTCTACATCTTTTGCTAGTTCCCAACCAGTTAATTGTAAACGACCCCATTCAATACCTTCATTTACTGTTGGATTTGCTTCAACATACCATTGAGCATCATCTGCTGCAATTAATCTTGGTAAATCAACATTACCAGCAACCTCTAATTTTCTTACATCAGCTAAGAATGGTGATGTTTTGTAGATTAATTGTAAAATATCATTTCTAACGCTTGTAGGAATGAATAAACCACCGTTGTTGATACCTTGTGTATCTTCTGTTGCTTGTACGAATACTGTTGCAGTTGTTGTAATAGCATCGCCTAATGCTCTCTTTTCATCTTCAGTGAATTTATCTTCACCATAATTTAACATTTTCTTTGCCCATGCGCTTCTGTATTCTGGACTTTCGATTGTGAATGACATTTTTCTTTCCTCCTTCTTGTCATCTAATTTGTTTGCGTTTAGTTCACGCTTTTCGATTGCTTCCGCAACCTTTCTTCTCTCATCGGCTTCTTGTTGCGCTTTGCGTTCTTCTATTTCTTGTGCTTCTTGTAGCTTTCTTGCTTCATCTTCCGCAACTATTTTTGCCTCTTCAAGTTTTCTTTCTTCGGCTTCAATTTCGTTAATCTTGGTTTCGATTTTGTCTAAATCTGCTTCATCGTTGCCAAGTTCTTGTCTTAACTCTTCTTTTGCCTTAACGATTTCTTCTGCTGTCATTTCGACCTCCTTATCTATATACGTTCATTCCAAACGTTAATACCTTTGTTCATTCCAAACAAAAAGCAACTAATCATTCCAACTAATTGCTCTTGGTAGTTATCCTAATCTTTTTAGGAGTTCTTCTTTTCGTTTCTCGTGGTTTTGCTTTTTAATTGCGTTTACCTCATTTACAAACTCTTCGCTATTATCTAGCTTCCTAGCAAATACGCTTGTACTATCATAAAATGGTATATCAACCACTGAAACATCATATAATCTATCAATTTTTCTTACTGTTCTTGTATCTGTATCGTAATCATACTCATCATCAGCAACAGTAAAAGCAAATGACATCTTATCAATTAAGCCCGCTTTAATAGACTTGTAAATATCACGATTGCTTTGTGTATCAATTAATTTCGCAATCATCTTTAATCCATAATTGTCTTTTTCAAAGCGTAAAGATCCATTTTTTGTTCTAGCAATAACTAAATGGCTATCTTCATGATTATACTTTAAAGGTACATCGCTCATTTCCGCTTCATCTAATGCTCTCTCATCAATAATTTCAGTAAATCCATTATGTGTTGCGGGTTGATTAAATGTAATTGGATAACCTTCTAGTATCATTTCTTCTTCATTATTAGCACTCATTTGTGCCTCTAACATTCGGTATTCTCTATTTGACATCTTCTACCTCCTTTGTATCTTCTTCTTCTATTTTTTGTGTTTCTTCTGTTGTTACTATTGTTGGCTTAATACCAGTGGTTTTTAACTGGTAAATATCGGCAATATCACTATTTACATAGTTCAATGATTGTAATATCTTATCGCCCATTGGGTCATCAACTGGATCGAAACCGAACATTTTTCTAACCTCATTGATTGAAAGATAGTTTTGTAACTCTTTTGCTACACTAATTTTTCTTTGTGATGAAACATAGTTCATTCTATTTTCTTCAAATACAATCTTGTTTCCTCTTCTTCTTTCATCCAATGTAAAGATTTTGTTTGTCATTTCCATTGATAACATATCAACAATTGGCTCAACAACGCTTTCATAGAACGCAATCCATTCTTCTTCATTGTACTTGCTGCTTATAATCGCTTGATTTACACCAAAATAGTTCATTACCTCTGTTGAAACAGCGTTTATTTGTCCATCGCTAGCAGTTTGTGGTGTTATTGATACTGGTGTAAAAGATGTTGTTGCATCAAGCCCAGCAATACCGCTTCCATCGTTATTTGATATAAAGTCAGCAACAAATTTATCTCTAGTCGCTTTTATATCTTCTGGTCGAAGCATTGTCTTTTCAGTCTTTAAAATACCCTTAACACCTTGTGTTGTCTTAATAGCATTTTCAATTCCTTCGTTAATAACGTTCTTCAATGCCATTACTTTCTTAATAGGTTGATTGCTACCACCTAAAACATCGTTCTCACAGAAAAAACGTTTTAAATGAATAACATCATCTCTAACTGAAGCAGTATATGTTTTCCCACTACCGAATTGGAATTGAATATAAACATTACCCCTATACTCAACTAATTCATACATACCAGCTCTAATTGGGTATAGTCCAGTTAGTTTACCATTTTCATCTCTTTGTATATACGCAAATGCGTTATTGTTTAGTTCAAGTTCCGACACTAAAGCATAATAAAAGTCATATGCGTTCATTAATTCGTTTGGTTGTTGTGATACTATTCTAGTTATTTCATCATCTTTTAATGATTCATACTTTTCGCCTTTTGTTCTAATGTGTTTTGGCGATTGTTTTGCAACATTTCTAGCAATAGCATCTACGCACGACCTAATCTCTGGTGAATCATAAATCTTTCCATTGAAAGATGTGAAAACAGCACCGAAAGTATTATTTAATAGTTCAAACTGTTGTCCTACTACTTTGCTCTTATTTGTTCCAAATATCTTTTCAAATAAGCTCATTTTTACCTCCTAACTTACAAAATTAATAAATTCATCTTTGCGATTGCTATATACCACATACGCATCCAATAAGCTGACAAATCCATCAATTCTTTGCGTGCTTTTCTCTTTCACTGGTTGTATGTTTTCATTTACATCAGTCTTTACTGACACATTTGAAAAACACCACTTTAAGATTGGATTGTTGTTGTAGTTGATTTTTTTGTCCTTCAAGTCTGCTTTTAACATTTTCATTGGTGTAGAGAATGTTTTTGCCCCTTGAACAACTGTTATTAAATCATAACCATATTGTGTCATTTCATCTTTCCAATATTGCGAGCCCCAATTATCGTAACCGATATAAAGTGGTCTTAAACCATATTGTTCCACTTGTTCATTAAACCAACTTGTTACATCGCTATAATCAATACGGCTATCGCCACTCAAGCGCAACCAACCATTTTTTAGCCAAACATCGTATGGTATCTTATCGGTAGTTACTTTTTGTTCAAGTAAATTAGTTGGAATGAAATACATTTGTTTTACTAACACTTTTCCCTCTTTATACCCTAGCAATGTTGCACAAGTTAAGTCTAGCGTTGATGATAAGTCAACACCACCTATGCAATATAAATCTCTAAAGTATTCATCGGTATATGTTTCTTCGTTGTTTAAGTCCTCATATGATAACCAACTGCTATATGCTGTTTGTCTTATATTAAAGTCCTTACACAATAGGTTTACTAAATATGTTGGGTCGTTTTGCGCTTTTTGCACTCTTTCCCTCATATAGTCTAGTCCTTTTGTTATGTTAAGACATGGGTTTGCTTTATACCACGCCTCTTCATCTTTCCACTCCTTTTCATCATCAAGTTCATATATTATCGGCAAAAGCGTTTCATCAACTACACCACCCTCTTGCTTTAAATACCCTCTAATGATTTTGTCGCAATATTCGTATTCTTGGTCGAACACTTTATTTCTAACAGTTCCCATTGTCGATGTTTCAAACATGATTGGTTGCTCTCTGTTAGACATACCATCTTGCATAATATCTAAAAGTCCCATATCTTCCCATGCCCACACCTCATCGGCAAAACACATATGAGTATTCTTACCATCGAGAGAATTTGTTTCACTTGCTAATGGTTGGAAGATTGAGTCTTTTTCATCGTAATAAATTCCTTGTACAGTCATGCGCAAACGCTTTTTTAAAGTTGGCGAATGTGCCACCATGTGCTTTGCTTCAGTCCATACAATTTTTGCTTGTTCTTTTATTTTGGCAATGCTATATATTTCCGCACCACCTTCAAAATCGCTGGTTAAACCATACAATGCTAGCGCACTTGCTAGTGTTGATTTACCATTTTTCTTTGCAACAAAGAATACGCACTTTTTATACTTTCTTAAACCATTGTCTTTATCTATAAACCCAAACAACGCTTCTATCATTGCTTTTTGGTATAGTTCAAGTTGTAATGTTTTACCAGCCCATTTGCCTTTTGAATTTTTGCAATATTTTTCTACAAATGTGATTGGTCTATTTGCTTTTTCTTTGTCGAATATATATGTTTTTGTTTCTAATTCGCCAGTAACTTTATTAAGGTATTCAACTACTCGCTCTTTGTGCAAGTTTTCGTTTAACATCTTGTATGTTGCTAGTATCTTCTTATTTGCTTTTTTAGGGTTAGCGATAAGCCATTGATAGTATTCTTCAATGTAAGTCATTATGCGTTAAAATCATCAAAGTCATCATCATCTGGAATTTGGTACTTTGATAACATTTTCTCTAATGTAACTATTTTCTTTAATGCTGAATCACTAACCTTAGCGTATTTGTCAACGGCTGGATGACAATAAACGTTGCTTTCGCCTTTAACATAAGACTTTTCAACGGTAACGCCCTCTTCTTTAAAAGATTTTTCCAAACCATCTAACATTTCAATTTCCGTTAGCAATAAATGATATGTTGTGCAAAATATTGGATCTTCATCTAATCCAACTTTTTTAGCTTTTACAATAATATCTTTGGCTTGGTCTATAAGTCCTTTGTTTTTCATAAATTACCCTTTCTTTTTTAATTGCCCATTTTCATCAAAATAAACATCATCTCTAATAACTGCACTGCTTAAATGTTCTCGATTATGGCAGTCAATACATAGTCCCTCTAAATTATTTTCATCAAACGCAATAGTTGGGTCTATATAGTTTTCTTCGGTTAAGTACACTTTGTGATGTACTATTCCAATAAGTCTATTTTGTTTTTCTATATGTGGGCTTAATTCCTTTACATATACTGGTTTACCGCATCTAGCACATAAGCACTTTTGTTTAAGCCATACATTAAACCTAATCTTTTGCCATGCTCTAGTACGATATACATCTTTTCTCATTATTTCTTTTTAGCCTTTATTGTTTCTTTTTCAATCTCGGCTTCTACCTTAATGACAAAGCACCCATAGTTATGTTTTGATAATGCTTTGTATCTTTCTTGAGTAACCTCAAACTCCTCATCTTTTTCTGGAATATGATTTAACTCACATGGTCTTAAATTTAATTTTTTAAATAATTCTGTTGCTTTTACTTTCATATGTACTCCTTATGCAAATAGTTTATCTATATCGCTTTGCTTTGCTAGTTCATCGCTTTCTTTTTGTCTTATTGGCGTTGTAATAATATTTACCAAACTAACAACTGACATTTGTTTTAAATCTTCTAATGATAGTCCCATTTTCAATGCGTTATATATTACTGCATAAACATCTAATTCGGTATCGCTATCATTTGTTTTGCTTTTATCTTTGTGCAGGTAATCCCCTACGAAAAGGCGATAATGCTAACTCTAATGTTGCCATGAGCCAGTCGGTATTTTCTAACATTCCATCGATGTCTTTTAACCATTCCTCATAATCTATATCTTTCTTTTCGTACTCACAATTCATGATATAAGCAATTCTTAATACCTTATCAACTACCTCAATAATTGCTTCGGTGTTGTTGCTATCATCTTTCATCTTGTCGCTTAATTTACTGATTTCCGTTAGCAAGTTATTTCCAGTTTCATTTTTATATTTGAACATAGTATATGCACTGGAACAGCATACAAAGTCTTTTTGTCCTATTCTTATCGTTTTTACCATAATATATTCCTTTCATGAGCTTTTGCTCGATTTTCCAAAAAAACGTTGTGATATCTTGTGTATGTTTCCCTAGTGGCAGTTCGTTCAAAGTGTTCGCTTTCGCTCCGGCAAGTATAGGGGGGGTGTCTTACCCCATTCAAAAATTTTCTTTTTATTTTTTTCAAAAAAGTGCTTGACATTGTCTCGCGATGTGCTAATATATAATTGTCAAGAGCGAAGCGCTCAAAAGGAGATATTTTAAAATGACAGAACTACAATATTTAAACGGTTTAAAGGATGAATTACTGACATCTTTAGATGAATTAGAAAGCAATTCACCCGCTTTCGCACTTATTCATTACTTAGTGCGCAATACTGATGTATTAGACCCAGATTTCAAAGAAACCCTAATCGATGGAACAGCGTTTCAATTGATTGACCTACTTCTATCTTGTTATCCCACAGATGAGATGTTTTATTATCTCGCTGAGAAAGACTTTGATATTTTCTTGGATTACCGTTATACAACACGAGAATATAAGCATGATTTCTCGGACGATGAATGGATTGAAATATGTGACAATGCGCTTTTGTACACAGATGAGGTAGCAGTATTATATGACTACTAAACATATAGATTATTACTTATCGTTAAATTATTACGCCATTAGGAGGTTTATAAAAAATGCAAACATATAAAGATAATACAATATCAATAGGCTATTCTGAGATAGCAATGTATACAGTTCAATATTATTGGCGTGAAAATAATGATGTAGTCAATCATATTGTTCACACTGGTTTCGACGGCCTATATCAAATGCACATTATTGATGGCGACTCAATCGCAATTCCAGAATATTATACGCACTTGTTTGATTGTGAGTGGTTTAAAATTTTCGACGATGATGAAGCAACTTTCAAAAGTGAGCGGTACGCCCGAAAATTTAATGCCGCGCATAAAAATGTTGACCATATTAGTATATATCTGGCCGGCGCTACACTGCTTGCTAAATTCCACCTTAAAGAAAAAATTTAAACATTAACTGCCTAAAATGGCAGTTTTTTTTTCTTTCCAGAAGATCCAACCGCCCATTTTATATAACTCATTTTAAAGCGTTTTAAGGCGTTTTATCGCTTCCGTGATAATTGCATCATTTATTTTTTTATCGCCTTATTTGCGCCCCTTTTTATGCCTCACAAGGCTATTTTTTTATAGTGGGTTTTTGTTCGACTTTCTGGGTTTTTAGCTCTTTCTAATTCCCTTTTTTGCACTTTTAGCTCCAAATTCTTTTTTACTTTTCATTCCCATTTTAAAGCAGTCCCCCTTTTATATATCACGTTTTGTATTGACAATGTTAATACTTTTATGATATATTGTTTATACGGGAGGAAACTTATGAAAAACAAGCACGTTATGTTTGCTATTAGGGTTGATGAAACATTTAATGACAAGGTTGAAACAATAATGAATTATTACAACGAGGGATTGTCAATCAAAATGAATAAGACAACCACAATAGAATTATTAGTTGAAAAAGAATATAAGCGTATTGCGAAGACTAGTCAAAACAAAGGTTAGTCTTTTCTTTTTTTTCTTCCGCTCTTCCCTAGCCTCTTTTAATGGGGGGGG